GTGCCAGGCGTCGATGAACACCGACACAAGAGCGCTTGCGGCGTGCGGCGCGGCCGTAGTCGCGTCGAATTGCCGCTGCACGGTGATCAGGTTGCCATTGACCGCGGTTGCCGCCAGAATCTCCTGATCGATCGACAGGAGCATGTTCGCCTGAAAGCGTGACCCGTCGCGGACGGTGATGATGGTGTCAGTTGCCGTGATCGCGACCGCCAGAGCAGACTGGACGAGATTCGCAGCCACCTTGAGATCGGCGCTGGTCGCGACTGCGGAAGGGAACACGGGAGCGGGCGTAGCCATCGGATTACCTCGTCTGGACGGTTGTCAATTCGGTTGGCGCGGTTTCGGCCGGCGGCAATCCGCCCAGGCGTTGCGTCTGCGTGTTCAGCTGCACCAGGGACGCCTTGTAGTTCTGCGCCTGCGGAAGCAGAGTCGGATCGACCTCGGAACGCGGATACTCAGGCAACAGGGCGACGGCCAGGTTGTAGCGGATCGCGAGCTCGTATCCGGGCGGCAAGTTGACCGTGTCGGTGAGAGCCACAAAAGCCGTGAGTGCCGCGAGCGAGTGAACCTCGAGCGTGCCCGTTGCCGCGACCGGCCAGAGACTGAGCGTCACCGCCGGATAGCCATACTGGACGTACATTTCCAGAGGCACGGTGATCGGTGCCCCGGAAGGCTCGATCATGGTTGACCACTCGAGTGCGGATACAATCTCCACCGCGCGCCGGTATGTTCCGCTGGCGGCTGCGATCGCATCGCAGCGCGCCGGCCGCGGCATCGCCAGTTGGCCGCCAGGCCCAACCGTGAACGATCCGGATCCGCCCGGCACGGTGTAGGTCAGCCGCTGCGGCGTGAAGTTGTGGACCGGCGGCGGCGGGCCATTCGGCGCCGCCACGCCATCGGGAAACGTCGTGTACTCCTGAAGCGTGTACAGTTCGATGACCGTGCCCGCGGCCGGCACGGGCCAGAGATAGACGGTGGCGAGCGGAGAGGCGTAGTCTACGAACGCCTTCATCGGCAAATTGACGGCGCCGCCGCGCTCGAGGATCTCGCTCCACCGGTTCACGTCGATGAGCGTGAGGCCGCGCCCGAAGTTAGCGGTCGAGGCCCGCGCTGCAACGATCTGCGTGGGCCGCGGCGCTGCGAAGACGCCGGCCGGCCCCATCGTGTAGCTTGGGGCGCCCGTCAAGGGAAAGGAGTCCCTCCGGATCTCGTAGACGGTGACCCGCTCCGTCGACCACGACGCCAGCAACTGGTTGAGCGTGACTAAGGCGTCATTCAGCTCGTTGGTTTCGAGAATCTCGCCGGCGGCGATTGCGCCGATCAGGCGCATCGAAGAGTGGATCAGTTCGCTTGCCGTGGGCATGTTTTCCCCCTATGAGCGGGCGGAATGGCGGCACTGCCGCCACTCCGCGCGCACCTCCGCACCTAGACGCCCGCCGCCTGCGTAACTGTGAACATTTGATCGTTCACCGTGATGCCGCCCATCCGTTCCGGCCCGGTATTGGCCTCAACTGCATAAGTCACGTCGCCGTCGCCGGTTTGCGGGCTGGTCGGGGAAACGACGGAGAGCCAGGGCGCCGCGGGATCGCTTACCGCGGTCCACGTTTCGGCGGTCGCGACGTGGAAATTAGCCGTTTCCGCGGTGGCCGCCAGGGAATCGCTCGCCGGCTCGAGCGTGACCAGTTCGCTCTGGCCGGGGAAAATCACCGGGCGCCAGTTCGCGCCCATGTTCTTCTCTTCCTCGGCAGTGTGAACGAGCACTGGTGGCAGGTTGATGTTGTACAAGAGCCTCGGATACGATCCGGGCTCCGCTTCGGTCGGGTTTGTCGCGAGCCAGGCGGCTACGACGGCGTCTGTATCGGTCAGTGGCGGCATAGATTTATCCTTTTTTCTTGCTGCGTGCCTTCGGTTTACTCGGAGCCCGCACCGGCCGGGTTGGCACGACGGCCGGCGCAGTCTCCTCTTCCGGTTCCGGCGCGGCGTAGCCGGCCGCTTGCGGTTCCGGAGGTTCAGGAGCAGTCGCAGGTTCCGGCTCGGCCATGGCAGAAACCGGCCAGATAATGCGCGACCACTCCGGACCCAGGCCGCCTTCTTCCTCCCGCGATAGAACAGTCACCGGCTCTTTGGTGCGGTGAAACATCATCCGCGGGTAGTCTCTTGACGGCTGCATAGGCGTAGCTACTCCTGTTTACTGAACGACGCGGACTGCCCACTCGGGCCGCTGGGCTGCGTGCCCGTAGAGCACGTCGCAGCGGGTGACGAACTTGTCAGTCAGCACAACGTAATCGCTCACGACGCGGACTGCGCACCCGGTGTCCGGATCCTGCTGGCTGGCCGCGAAATGGACGCCTTGAGGAATCTGGAGAGGCGCCATGCCGATGACGAATGCTGCTTCATGGAAAGCGAGGCTCTGCGACACAAGCTGGTTTGCGGTGCCCGAGGTGATGGTGAGAGGCGCGCCCGCGGCCGGCGAATTGGTGACGGTGCGCGATGCGCCGGTGACAGTGATAGGCGGATAGATCGGGATGCTGGCGGTTCCATCCGCGAGGCTCGAAACGTCCGCGGTGACCGTGAACTTCTGAAGGGCCGGTTGTGCGTCACCGGAAACTCGGTTGACGGGGAAAACCGTCGGGAGCGTGAACGAGTCGCCCTTCTTCAGGCGCGCGGCGGCGGCCGCGGTGAAGCCGGTTACCGCCAACGTGGATCCGGTCTGGCTGGCGGCGCCAACCTGCGGCGCGCCGCCGAGCGGTCCCACGGTGTGGGTGCGGACGTTTTGGTCCATCGTCCAGTCAAAGCCGCCCATCGTGCCCATGCGGCCACGCTCGTACTGCTGCTTTACTTGGGTGCTGGACTGGAACAACCCCTGTGCGGCCTTCAGTGCGGCCGTCTGGAGTTGCGGGCTGATGACCATGTTCCGCTTGCCGTCCATCGGCGCGCTGAACGTGTCGAGGGTTTCGCCGGCGAGCCAGAACGGATCGAGAGTGGTGATAGGCGTGCCCGGTGTGCCTACCTGATTTCCGGTGGACTGGTACGCCATCGTCAATCCATCGATATCGATCTGGTTCGCGAGAGAAACCGCAGCCGATTTAAGATAGCGATCGGCGAAGGCGTCGATCGACAGAGTTAATTCGGCCGAGGAGAATTGGAAAGGTACGACGGCTTGCTGGTTGAGGGTGAGGGTTTTCTGGGTTTCGATGACATCCTGAATCGAAGACGTGATGTCCGGATTCTTGGAAACCGTGAAGTTCACGGGATCGCGCAGGCGCAGCGTGTCGCCGATCTTGGCGCCGCTCACGGCGAATTTATCGTCCCAGGTGTGTTCGATGGCCCCGGAGAATCCGAGGTTGTTTTTGAACCGCAGCAATAACTCGTTGGTTATCATTTGCGGGGTTAGCAGCAAATTCGGCACTTATCGCCCCTGTTTTTGCGCCTCCCTCGCTTTCGCCCACCGTGGGAAATCTTTCTGGACGTCCGGATCGTTCGGATCGTCGCTCGCGGTCTTACCCGCTCTTCCACTCGGCGGCGGCGGCTTGGGTGCGCCCGTTATGCGTGGCTTCCCATTGGTTTCAGTGGCAGGGGTGTCGAACGTGGCAGACAGTTTGCCGATCGCGAGAACCGCGGACGCCGGCGACAGGCCGGCGATGCGTTCCAACTCTTTCGGATGTTTACCCAGGTAGTAGAGCAGTTCGGCGCCGTGCTCGTCCTCGAGCATCGCCTGACGTGCGGAGCGTACTCCCGGCCCTGCCGGGATCACTACCGTGTCGATCACGTCATCGTAGTCGTCGTGCGCCTTGCGGGCGGCCTTTTCCTTCGCCGTCCACTGTTCCTGCTCTGTGCGGACTGCGTTCTCGGCGGCCGTTCGCGTGTCCGCTTCTTTGCGGATGCGGTCACGCTCGTCGAATTTCCAGTCCGTTAAGGCTTCCTGGTACGCCTCGAGGGATTTGAAGTCCTCGAGTTTCGGCTTGCCGGCGACGGCCGCTTGCGCGGGTTCGGAGGGCTTATCCTGCGGCTTTGCGGGCGGCGCTTGCGCGCCGGCCAGTTGCCGCTTCAACTCCTCGTTTTCCCGTGTGAGCCGGTCAATCCGGCGTTGCCGTGACCCGCCTCTGCCTTTGGCGGGAGCTGCATCATCCTGTTCGTCGTCTTCCCCTGTGTCCTGAGAGTCGTCCGTTTCCGAGTCCGGTTCAGTTTTGGCCGGCGGTTTGTCGGCCGCGGCCGCGGGTGTAGCGGGTTCCTTCGCTTCGGGCAATTCACCGGTCGCGCGCCACTTCGCAAACTCCCTGAAATCTGTGGGAGCCTCGCTGGCTATGGCACCTTCCGTCCCTTGCTCGGGCGTGAGGGTTACTTCGTCTGGCATAAATCGTTCTAGAATTTCGCTATGGATCGAACTGAAGAGCGGCTGGTCCGCGAACACCGCGGCGGATTGGCCGAGAGCATGGCAACCGTCCAGCCGGTGCGCGATCGCGAGCACCTAGTTGAGATCATCCGTGAGAGCCTCGGCCCCTTCGCCTTCCGCGTCGAGCCGGAACAGGTCACCGTGACGCCGTACGTTCGTGACTCCCGAATCGGGTGGGATACGCATCTCATTTGCATCGATGGATACGGAGTCTGGGGCATGGCGAATGGCCCGATCTGAACGGCTTTCATAGTCCAGCCTGCTGCGGCGCTGCGGGCGGAAGTGCGGCCATGCCGCCCATTGCGCCCGGCGGCATTCCGGCGCCTCCCATGCCTTCGTCGGGCTCGGGCGGTTCCGCGGGCTGCGCCGCGGCGCCGGACGCCATGTAGGCGATCTGGCGCTCGAGATCCGATACCTGCGACTTGAGCAACGCGATGTTTTCGGTGCTGCTCAACTGCGCCTCAACCTTCACCAGGTCGACCTGAGCCCGCATCGCCGCCTGGCGATCGCTGCTCTCGATCTTCATCAGTTCGATCTGCTGCTGCGATTCGGCCTCGATGCGTTTGCCGCGCACGTCCTCGCTCAATTTGTTGAGGGCCGCGGTCAACTGCTCGATCTGCTGGGCCTGCTGCGCGTTCTGCTGCGCGAGCAACTCCGCGGGCTTCTTGCCGGCGTCCTCCGTCAGGTTCGGCGGCATGGCGCGCCGCAGCCGGTCTGCGATCTTCTCGGCGCCGGCGAAGTTCATGTTGTCGAAGACAATGTCGCCGGCAACCGTCATCAGTTGCGGGAACGTCTGCGCGAGGTCCACCACTTGCTTCTCGGTCTTCTCCTGCTGCGTTTTGAAGTTTGGCCCGATCTTCAGGCGCACGTCGTACTTGCCGTTGGCGAGGTCGTAGCACTGCTCCTTGCCGTAATCGTCCTTGAACTTCTCGTTCACCGTGACGATCTCTTCCTGCATGTCCTCGCCGAGGATCCGCACCTGGCGCGGCGTGTCGTAGATCTTCGGGATCAGGTCGCAGAGGATGACACCACATTGCAGGATGGCGCGGTTCAGGTTGTCGACGAAGTGGAAGTTCGAAAGTTCCATCTGTCCCTGGCGCCGCTGAAGCGCGATGCCTGACGTCTCGTTGGACTGCGATCCCAGCGAGGCGTCGTAGACGTTCGTCGTGGCCTTGATATCATCGCTGGCCTGCGCGGCGCCGATCGAAAGTGCCTGGATCGGCGGCTCGAACACATTGCGCTGGGGCGGCGCGGCCGGGTTGCCGGCAATGTCCAGGGGTTCGAACTCGAGGTACGCCCACGGCACAGTGTTTGCGGTCGCCCACCGCGGATCTTTGAAGATGCCTTTGGCTCCAACCCAAGGCGCCTTGGTGCCCAGCATCACCGTCTCGGCTTCGCTCGAGCGGTAGAAGTTGTACAGCTTCTGCGGGTCGCGGGCGAAGCGGATCAGCGAGAACAGATAACGCTTGTCCTCGATGTACATCTCCTCGCCGAGCACGGCGAGAATAGGAATCCACTGGCCTTTCCATTTCGTTTCGTCCAGGACTTCCACGCCGTTCAGCCGGCACATTTTTACGTGCCGGATCTGGTCTTCGCGTTCGATGCGATCGCCGTTCTCATCGACGGCGAACGCCAGGCCGGGCGGAAGTTCGGCCGGCAGATCCTCGAGGTACTCGTTGGTGACCTTCCCATCCGGCCACTGGATCGCCACCAGCGTCTTGGTTTCGACCTCCAGATACCAGTACCGCGCCACCAGCACGCCGTCGCGCGTGATCCAGGCCGGCGCCGGGTTCACGCCGCCGTCGAAGAAATTCATCTTCGCGACTTCGGTCTTGCCGAATTCGTCCTCGTACTCGTCCCGCGAAAACCACTCGAGTTCAAAGGCGTATTTCGCATCGCTCTTGTCCGCTTCGCGCGCGTAGGGGTCCATCAGGATCGAGAACGGGTTCAGGATGCGTTCGATCCGGATCTCCTGATCGAACGTCTTATTGCCGCAGAAGCGCGTGGTGACCTTGAAGTAGCCGAAGCCGCCCTTCGTCGACTGATCCAACGACGTCTCGTAAACCTGATCGGCTTTCGAGGCGTACTGAATGTGCCGGATCATGCCCTCGTAGACCTTGGCGGTCGCCGGGTCGCTCGAGGAATCGACCGGCAGAGCCTCGAGGTCCGGTTTGTTCATCCTCGCCTGATTCGCAACCTGATTCAGCGGGCCGGTGAGTTTGTTGAAGGTGAGGCAGGGCCGCTTGCCCGGTCCCACCGCATTGCGGCGCAGCATGTCGTCCGCGTCCCATTGCTGGCCGGCGGCGAATTGCAGATCGATCTTGGCCTCTTTGCGGATCTCGCGCTCGGCTTCCTCGGCGAGCTTGTAGCGCTCGCGGGCCGTCGCGATCAGGTCTTTCTCGGCTTTACTCGCCATGTGGCTTACTTCCGGCGCACGACGCTCACGTCCCTGAATCCCTCGCCCTTGAGGCCCGCGGTCTGCTTGCGCACGGCGTCGTGGATGCGGCGCACGTCCGCGGCCGCCACCGGCCGGGACCGGCCGGCCTGCGCCTGTAGGCAGGACGCCACGGGCGTGTCGATGACCCGCGCGGCGAGTTGCGCGCCGTGCTTGGCGGCGATCGTGGCGGCCGCCTTGCGGACGGCCGGGTTTGCGCCCGTCGTGTCGAAGACGACGTTCTTGCCGGCCGCCAGCGCTGCGTTGATCTCGCGGTAGGCGTTGTGCAGCGTGTCGCCGGGCGACTGGCCGCGGGTGCGGCCGCCGTCCGTCGTCACGACGTGCGCTCCGGTTCCTTTGGCGTAAGTGCTTTTGCCGGCGCCAGGCGCGCCCATAAGTACGGTTAATTTGGGCATCTACAACTCACACTCGAGAAACTCTTCGATCGCCTGCTGGATCTTGCCGGCCAGCCGGCTCACCTGTTCCTGGCCTGGTTTGGTGCTTTCCGTGGTCAGGAAGAACCGCGCGAGTTCTTCGCACTTGGGATCGTAGGAGATGCTCACCGTGAGTCCCTCTCCTCAAAGGCCTCTTCCGCGATCAGGTCGCGCGCGCCGAGCAGGTGCTGGCCTTCCGGGGTGTTCAGCGGAATGCTGAGTTCATCGGGTTCCTCTACGCGCGTTTCTATTACGCAGTCGATGGCTGGCACCGTCTTGCCTAGCTCGACAATCGAGAATTCGCTCGATCGCAGCAGAAACTGCCACTCATCCGACAGGGGGTCATAGCAGAGATTTACCAGTTCGGCGTCGTCCGGAATCCCACATACGCGAAACCAACGGCGAGACCAAAACAACGAGCAGCGAATGGCGCTTGCGGCAAGCCCCATGCGCCGCAAACGTCGCTCGAGCGTGCGATCAACCGTTTCGGTGCTCACCCCATCCATGAGCCGCCGCCCCCGAAGCCGCGCCCTAGTTCCTGCGCCGCGGTAGGCGCCTGCGGCGGCACAAAGGCCGCGAAGGTCAGCGCCAGCGCATCGCCGTAGTCCGGGCTCGCGATCCCGCGCTTCACCATGTCCTGCTTGCTCTCGATCACGAGCTGCTCGGATTTATTGAGGTGATAGCCGGGCCCGGTGAGGTCCGTCTCGAGAATGTTGTCTGCGGGGATCGCGCCCTTGAGCAGCCACTCTTTCATCCGCGACCACATGTACGCGCGCATGTTGGCCTGGTGCCGATCGTGCGAAGGCGCGCCGAAGTTGACCTCCATGACGTTGTCGTAATTCATGCCGCGCAGGCGTTCGACATACGGCGCCCCGAAGGCGGAATCGACAAACATCATCGCGACCCGGTGCGATGGCCGCTTGTCGGACAGGATCTCGGTCAGTTTCGCCATCATCACGCTGCGGTCGCGCGTGTCCTCGCCAGAGATCCGGACGGCCGGGATGGTGCGCGCGTCCAGGCCTCGGCGGAAGGCGATCACATTCCAGGCGCCGGATCCGCCGCTGTCACGACGGGCGGCGCCGCCGTCGCCGCCATCGCTCCGGGCGCCCGCCATGCTGAACATCCCACCGCGGCCGGCGACGTCGAATCCGCAAACCAGGGGATCGTCCGGAAAACTCGAGGCCTCGCGCTGCTGGGCCTGCCAGACTCGTTCCTGATCCACAAACTGCAACTCGCCGGCGCGCGGCGCAATGCCGCGGACCCGGACGCGGACGAAGTCACTGTCCTCGCCGTAATCGTGGATCCACTCCTCGAGCAGCGTCTTGTTCGTGAACTTGGCGGTACGGGAATCGATGATCTTTTGCTTCCACCGGTCCCGCTCAGACCCGAAGACGATGCGGTGAAACTTGCCGGTGTTCCTCGTGGGATTGCCCCAGGCAAAGATCATGGGCTCACCGTCCGTCAGACCGCCTTCGGCCGCGTTCCAGATCTCGTCTGGAATCGCGCTCGCTTCGTCGAACAGATACCAGGACGTGCTGCGCGCGGCGTGCTGCCCGTGGAAGGCTTCGCTGTTCTCACGCCGGCAGGTTTGCGCGGTGACAAACCAGGACTCGGGCGCCGCCTTCGCCACGATCTTTTCCTGGCCCACCACAAACCAGTGGCCGGTGATCAGCAGGCGTGTCCACTTGAGGATCGCCGGCCAAGTCTTGGTGCTCAACTGCGCGAACGTGTTACTGGTGATCGTGCCCTGCGAGTTCGGGCGCGTGGACATGATCCAATTCGCTAGCCACGCAGACGTCGTGCTCTTCCCGATCCCGTGGCCTGAACTAATGGCCTGGCGGATCGGCCCCACCGCGTTGAGCCCGTCGAAGCCGCGCTTCCGCACCTCTTCGCCGATCTCGCGCAGCAGCTCGGCCTGCCACTGGTCCGGGCCGGCGTAGTCTGCGAGCGGAGTCCGCGGCTCGCCCCACGGGTATGCGGCCATGACGAAGCCGTAGGGATCGTCGCGGAACTGCGCAACGAAATCGACCAGTTCGGCTTCGGCGTCAGTAACCGTCAGCATGGAGGAAGTCGTCCGCGGCTTCAGGTTGCGCCTGCACGGGTAGCGGTTGTAGCGGTTGGCCGCCACGCTGGCGCGGCGCGTATGCGTGTTTCGGGTGGCCGTAGCTACCCTGTAAAAATTGTTCGAACGGTTCCCTCAGAATCAAGATCTTCTTCCCGATCCGGATCGACGGAAAGTCTCCTCGTTCGACGGCGAGGTACAATCCCTGCCGGGTGAGAACCTCTTTTCCGATCAACTCATGCGCTTGATTGACCGTTAGCGTAACGCCGGTCGGATTTGCCACTTCGCCGCGCTTTTTCATTTCTCAAAATCCAACGGGGTGCAATCGAACTTCGCGTACTCTTCCGCGGTGTCGGAGTCCATTGAGACGACCACGCCGTGTATCTGGAACCACGTCTCGCAGTCGTCGCCGTCTTCGTCCTCGCACGGCGCAACGACGATGATAGGCAGCGCGTCGTCCAGCGGATACAGCAATTTTTTGAGGCCGCCAACGGTCATGAGTGCGAATCGCCCGCCCGCCCGCGGGCATGCTTAAAGTTCCAGACGTTCGGGGGGTTCTCGTCGCTCTCCGCGTTATAGACGTCTTTTTGCGGGTTGCCGGCGCGCCCGCGGCGCCCGTAGTCCTCGCCGTGCGAACTGAGGTTGATTCGCATCAACTGCCCGTCTCTGTGCCGCCTGACGAAGTCCGCGTTCGGCGCCTGCGCGAGCTGGCGCACACGTTCGGCATCGGCCATTTCGAGCATCCCGTATTGGGTGTATACGGGTACTTTTGGCGCGGAAACTTGGGGCACAACTAGACTGATGCAGGGGAATGCGGACTATTTGAGAGAATCTCTTGGCCCCGGCCCGGCGGGGGTGTGTCACTATACTTTGGAAGTATCGTACCTCGTTAACGCCACAAGGCACAACCAGGAGTTGATGTTATGCCGCTGATCTGTTTGGTGTTTGCGTTCGTGCTGTTCGTCCTCGGAGCCATGTCCCGCTGGTGGAATGCTCCAAATCCCTACTACCCCGCGCTGCTCTCGGCCGGCCTCGCATTCTGGGTGCTCGCAACCCTGGCCCCGATGCTGTTCCGCTAGGGACTAGGACTCCCGTTCTGGGTGCTTGCCCTGATTGTGAGCTAAATTGTTAGGGTAGAAAAAAGAAAGCGGGCGCGTGGAACGCCCGCCCAAGGTATCGCAAAACATGTCTAATTCAAGACCAGCATACCGCAGTTCTGTGCCCGCAGTCGCAGCGCCGGCGCCTGAATATATCTCCAAACAAATCGCCGCCGCACGGCTCGGTCTGAGCGTGCGCCGCGTGCTCGAGTTGTCAAACACGGGCGTGATCCGGCGCCGCCAGGTTGTCGACCCGGACACCAAACGCCGGCAGACCGTGCTCCTCGCCCGCGACGTCCAGCGAGCCGTCGTCGACGGCCAGAAACGCCTGGTCGCGTACCGCGGAAGTGCGGCGCAGGCGGGCGAAATGGCGGCACTGCCGCCCGTCCAGCCGCCGCTCCAGTTGCCGGCGCCTGCGCCGGATCGTCCCTGGCTCACCGTCGATGAGGCGGCGCACTATTCCGGCCTGCCGGCCAGTTTCCTGCTGGGCATGATCGAGGAACGGCGCCTCGGCGCCCTGGACGTGGGAGTGCGGGTGGGCGGCCGCTACCGTGTCGCGCGGCGCGACGTGGACGCAATCAAGGCGCCGGGCGGGCGGAAATAAGGGGTTTACCTCAGACTCCGGTATGGAAAGGCACCGGCGATTGTGACGATCCCTGTACGATCTTAGATCGCGGTAATACTCTGGTTGCGTCTAGTCATCTTCCCGAGTCCGAGCAGAGCGCCACGCGAGTGCGTGTTCCCGTTGAGAAGAGCTGGCATGTACTCGTGGAGGGAAGAAACGATTATGTGCTACCATCTTTTCGCTCGGCTCGCCACCGGGCAGTTCGGAATTGGAAACGGTGGTCGGACCTCTGCCAAACAGGGGTGTTCTAGCCGGCCACCTTTCCCACCCCTTCTAGAACAGGGGGAGACAAAACGACAAACTACCTCCAATCCGTCATAGGCCTACAAGCCCAGCAGAGAACTGGCATTCGCCCGCCACAGATCCGATCGGCGGAAATACCGTCGCAGAACCTGCATGCTGCGGTGCCCGGTCTGGCTCGCAATCACCAGCTCCCCCACATTGGCCTCGCCGGCCGCGGTGACGAAGCCCGCGCGCAACGAGTGTGCCCCGTGCTGCACGGGATCGATCCCGATGAGCGTCAGAGCCCGCTTGACCAGCCGGCAGATACTGTCGCCATCCAAGGGCACGCCAGGGTGGCGGCGGTTCATGCTAGGGAACAGCGGGCCGGGACGGGCGCCGCGCAGGCGCAGCCAGGCCCGCAGCACGCGCACCGGGCAGGTATCGGTATGGCGGCCGCGGGCAATCCCGATGAATCGGCCTCGCCCTTCCTGATCGCCCTTCTCGCGGTCTATGGTCAGGATCACGCCCTCGCGCACAAATTCGATATCGGCCAGGTTGAGGGCGCCGAGGTTGGAACGGCGCAGCGCGCTCGCGAAACCCACTACCAGCAGGGCACGGTCCCGCAGTGCCCGCGGCGTGCCGATACGGGCGAGTTTGGCAGACATCCGGCGCAGATCGCGCACGGTGATCGGCCGCATCTGCCGCGGCTTCTCGCCGCTAAGGCGTTGCGCGCCACGCAGCAGTTCCTGGATAGGGTCGATGCCGGGAGACGGCAGGCCGCGCGCCAGGTGTTCGTAGAAGATGGCGCACTTGCGCCGGCGTGCGGTCGTGATCTTCTTTCCCTGCGTCAGCAGGTCGGTCAGGTAAAGCGCTACGGTATCGGCCGTCGCTGGCAGCGCAGCGAGGCCGCGGGCCTTCGCCCAGGCGCAAAACATGCGCCAGTCGTACCCGTAGCCCACCACGGTATTTCGTGCGACTACGCCCTTGCGCAGACGCAATTGTTCGGCTTTGAGCATCTCGATGGAGATCTCAATATTAGGATTAGTACAGGCCATTCCGGCTCCAAGAAAGCTAGGGTGGTCAGGCCGTTCCAGGTGCTGACAACACCTGGAACGGCCGTTTTCGTCTCTTTCAGTTTATTTGCCGTACACCGAAAATCGGGGCACGCAGAGTACTACCGGGGTGGGACTGCAAAGTACTACAGGAGCAGAACTAGGGTCGGAAAATTTTATATTGTAATCGAACTCCGAAGGGTTCGCCTACTCCATAAAACTATGCCGCGACCTGGAAGAGCGCCCCCTATTGCTTTTGCCCGCTCTGCGTCCTTCTGCCAAGAAATTTACGCAGTGGCGAGCCCCTACAAGGTTGGGAGAACGCTTCAAGGCTAAGTCCATCTTGCCATAGACCCGCCCAGTTTCCCATCCCCTCCAGGCAATGAAGTCCCGAAGCTGGAAGGAATTCCACAAATGAAAAGCAGAAAGCAGGGCTTTGCAGGGGCCGCGCAATGATCGCCGCGCCTCCCAAGCACCGGGAAAAAGCCACACTCGAGGTGACCGGTGCCGATGGTCAACCGATCATCATCCCTGAGAAGCAGTGGTACGTCACCCCGAAGGCCCGCCCGCAGCGAATGATGCGGAATTCGCTATCCAATGAAGCCCGCCAGGTATATGCGTGCCTGGAACTGGCGACGATGGGGTGGCGTCAAGAACTGGCCGTCAAGATGGACAACGGCAAAACGGTCCCGCTCACTGCGTCCGATCTGGTAGAGCAGACTGGATTATCCCTCCCGAATGTCCGGCGCGCCTTGATCGAATTGGAAGAGGAGGGACTGGGTTGCCGGCGGTCAGCGGACGACGGCCCCCTCCGCAAAGGGAAAGTTGAGATATACTCGTTTGCGGTTCCCCGCCCGGCGCAGAAAGTAAAATACCAGTCGCGCGCGACTGGTATTTTGGAGCTTGACGACGCCGAGCTGATACCCCTCCAGACCTTCCTACAGCGTTGGAAAATCACCCCTGATCCGGAAATACCAGTCGCGCGCGACGGGCTAAAATCCCTGTCGGACGATATCGCGCAGTGGGAAAAGACCGGGAATGCCCTCCGCGCGCGGGCAGAAACCCTCTGCGCGCCGTCGCGCTATAAGGAAGAAAGGAAAGAAAGGAACGGAAAGGAATATATTGGCGAGCGCCCCCCCTCCTCCTCCGCTGTTCCTACCCTGGAAGAAGACCCACCGAAAAAGGCAGAAGAGGAGGAGGACCGGTCGCCGTATCAGAAATTCAAAGCCGCCTACCCCCCCGATCACTTCGACGAACCCAAAGCAAAACCTTCCTTTGAGAAGAAGACCAAAACCGAGCAGGCAGGCATTCTGGCCCGGTTGCAGGTTTACCTGTCCTGCGACCGCTGGCAAGACGACGGCGGCCGCTGGATCCCGTTTGCCAGCAAGTGGCTCGAATCCTACGAGGCAGACCCGCCGCCGGCGCTGAAGAAAGCGAAAACGGCAACAACAACCGGCATAGACGAAGAGAGACTGCGGCGCATAGCCGCGCAGGTAGAGGAGGACCGCAAATGGCGTTAGCAGATTTGGATCCGACAGTGGCTCTTACCTTGGCCACTGAACTCACGACAATTAACGATTGCCCGCGGAGCAATATTGCGATTAACGCGATGGCGCAGGATCTCATACGCTGGTGCCGCGGCTGGATCGGTAACAACAACGTCTGGCCGCCGGAAGCGCAGGCGCGGTGGTTGGTGCGCGAGGCCCGCGAGAAGTGGGCCGAGAAGTGGCTCGGGACCGGTGCCCTAAAGCAGCTCCTCGAGGCACGGTTCCCGCCATCCGTTCGACCCGGCAACGCTGCGCAGCCGTTGGGCGAGAAACCGCCCACCGAATGTTCCGACTGCAACGACACGGGAATCATCCGGGTCCGCGGCCGGCACCAGTATTGCGACTGTGACCTCGGCGCCCGCATCCGGACGGATGCCGGCGACAACGCTCAAAGATGGTTGGATCGAATGGATAAATCCTCCAAGGTAGCCTCGGCTCCGGAACCGCGCCGCAAGAGCGGACTCAGCCTCGAGGAGCTTGAGGCAGAGTATTATGCCTCGCAGCCGCCGGCGAAAGAGGACGGAGAGCAATGAGCGACTGGTACGAATTGATCGGGCAGACGCCCGTCCGGATCCAGGGCGACATCCTGGAAGCCGCAATGAAGTTCGAAACGATGGACCGGCGCGTTGCGGAGACGGCGGTGCTGGGCATGTGCAACGTGTCCACCATCTTCCTCGGCCTGGATCACGCCTTTGGCGGCGGCCCGCCGCTGCTCTTCGAATCGATGACCTTCTGGCACGGTGAAGGCGGGTACGAGCAGGAGCGCTGCTCGACCTGGCTGCAAGCGCAGACGCAGCACGCCAGGATGTGCGCCGAGGTGGCGCGGCCGGCTGCGGTGCTGGCCTACATCGGACGCTGTTTCTCCGATACCTGGGATCACGCCAAGAGTGATTTGCGGGACCGCTGGCGCGAGCTGCGCGGCATCGAACTGACGGGGATCGAAAAGACCATGCACGACTTGCAGAACCGGATCTACGACCGGGAGGACTGGTAAATGCAGAGTCGCGAAGAACACCTCGCCTGGTGCAAAAAGAGGGCACTGGAGTATCTGCCTGGCGATCCCAGGGAAGCGATGGCCTCGATGATGTCTGATCTCAAAAAACACCCGGAACTTGAGAACCACATGGGTTTGAGAATTGCCCCGATGTTCTATGGCGCGCATCGCGATGAACGGGCCGTTCGAGCCTGGATAGAGGGGTTCAATTAAATGTGCCCAGCCTGCGAATCTAAGCGTCTGCACGGGCCCATCGACTGGGCCCAGCATCCCTACGCCGGCCACGGCTACGCCAGCGGCCAGGGCTGGACGCATCCTGACCTTGCGCCCGGTGCGCAGGCCGGCGCCGCGGGCTCGCTACGCTCGGGGGAGGGTAGCGGAGAAGCGGCGCCGGTGAGGGAACGAGGATGATACGCCTGGCGATCCGCGGCTATGTCGCCGGCGTGCTGCTGTTTGGCGACCAGGTCGAAGTGGCTGATGAGCCGGCCCTCGATCAACTTCTACCGACACTGGCCGCGGAACATGCAGCAATGATGGCTGAGCACCGGCTCCACATGATCGAAATCGAATTCGTGGACGAGCCGGATCCGTTGAAGCGGTTTTTCCGATTCGGCTCGGATCCGTCGATGATGCGCGATGCCAGACGGGTGAATTGATGAAACTCATCGAAAATGGCCCGATGGTCACGCTCGAAATGACGCGCGGTGATTGGCAAAACCTGCTCGCTGCGGTGGGAATCGCGGCTGGCGTGGCC